ACATAAGGGCCGTTATCAGCGGTGGCGAGGATGCCGGTCGCGGTGATTAGCGGCCCGTCCACGGTGAGCAGCACGCGGTCGCCCGCACGCGCCCCGACACACGCCGTGGTCATCGGCACGCCGGACACGCTGCCGCCCGCTAGCTCCACGTCGAGCGTGGCGCCGTTGTTCGCCGTGACCGTGCCGTACCTCGTGCGCGAGCCGGACGAGTCGCGATTCGCGAACGTCTCGGCCAGCTCCGTCCCAGCATCGCGCATCGCGATTGCGAGTTCATTGGCCATAGTCCTACCTCCCGAAGTTGCGCATCTCCATGCGCAGGGCGCACATCGGCCCCAGGTCTATCTCCTGCGTCCTGACCACGTAGTCGCGCGACACGCCCGCCGTGGGGATGTCGACGCGCACGGCGTCTCCCACGCCCACCGGGCACCAGGCGCACGTGAGCGTGACGCGGCGCAGGATTGAGCGGTCGGTCGCCAGCAGCTCCGCCGCCTTGAGGTTCGCGGCCGCCTGCGCGTCGGCCCCGGCGGGCAGGTCCTGGTACTCGTAGCGCTTGACGATTCGACGCCCCACGCTCGCGGTCGACCACTCGCTGTCGGGGTCATCGTCGACGGCGGTGCCGCGAACGCTCGTCTCCTGCGTCGTGTAGTCGACGTGGATGACGTTCGCCACGGCCAGCCGGTCGAGTTCGTCCGTGAGCTCGCGCCTGACGGTGCACCCGGCCCCTTCGCGCATCGTCCGCGCGACGGGCCTGTCCTGCGGCTTGGCGTACTTGGCCATAACAACGCGCCCCATCGCGTCCGTCTTGGCAGCGGAGAACCCGGCGACGTCGAGCAGCTTGTTTATCGCCTTGAGCTTGGTGTCCGGGTGGTCGTCCCCGCCGCCGCCCACGCCGAACGTCCACTCCGCCGTCGTGCGGTAGTCGCTTGGGTCGGCGATGACCTCGAGGCCCGCCGCGCGGGCTATCCCCGCCGCCACCGCCACCGCGTCAGACCCGGCGGCGACGGCGTAAGGCGCGTCGAAGTCGTCATCCGCGAGCTCTCGCAGGCGTCCGTAGAGGTCGGCGCGCGTGCTCTCGGTCGCCCCGTCCACCTCCCGCTTGGGGAGCGAGACAAGGAAGGTGCCGAGCGCAACGCTGCGAGACTCGCCCGTGACCTGGCTCGTGGCGTCGAGGTAGACCCTCACGAGGTCGGGGACCTCGCCCACGGGGCCCTGAATCGCGATCGTGGCGCTCTCGAAGGTGGACGTGTCCTGGTTGCGCGTGACGCTGCCGCCCGACACGTTCGGCAGGCGGCGCGTCTCGTAGCCGGTCGAGCGGTCCACCGCCATGACGCGGTAGTTCGCCTCGAACGGCTCGCACCAGAAGTCGCTAGCCAACGTTTGGCTCCCTCCACGAGCAGTCGGTGAACTTGAGCGAGACGCTGCGCCAGCCGGGCGCGCTGCGAGACGATGACACGCTCACGATGCCGAACGCGCGCTCGCCGTCGTGCTCTCGCACCCATCCGTAGGGGTGGGTGTTGCACATCGCATCGAGGCGCTTGAAGTCCGGCTCTTCCACCGAGAACGAGTAGGAGCGCGTGACGTCGCGCTCGCCCGTCGTGTAAACCTCCGGCAGGTCGTTGCCGTTGAAGAGGTGGACGGCGGTCGCGTCGTGGCTCACGTCCTTTGAGTGGCCGGGGTCGTAGAGCCCCAGCCAGCACTCGCCCGCGTCGCGCCCGAAGTTGAGCGTGGCCGCGTCCGCCTCGTTCGTGACGGTGGTTGTGGTGACCAGGGTCGCGCCCGTGGCCGCATGGGCCGTGACCTCGTAGGAATAGGCAACGTTGAGCGGGGCTAGGCGGTCGATGACCTCGTGGCCGCTCTCGAGTCCCGTGCCGAGCTGGAGACGCCCGTCGCCGGACACGCGCGCCACGTCGAACGACACGGCTGCGATTCCGGTCGTCGCCGCCGTCACGCGGACGTGGGCCGCCAGCGACGAGTCGAACGTGACGGACACGTCGGGCGCGTCGGGTGACGCCCACCTGGTCTTGAAGGCGATGGCCTTGGTGAGCGTGAGGCCAGAGCCCGCGCGCATCGAGTAGGTCAGCGTGTAGTCCGTCGAGTTGAGGAACCCCGCCTCGGAGCCGACCGAGAGCGAGCGAATGCCCTTGCCGGGACTGACAGACCAGACGGTCGCGCCGGACGGCCCCGCGATGGAGAGCGACTGCTCGGACACGCCCGTCTCGTCCGTGACCGCCCACGCCACCGACAGCGGCAGCGCGGCGAGGGTCATGCCCGCCGTGGGCGCGGAGAACGCGACCCTCGGCGCGACGGCGACCCGGACGATGGCGTAGCTCGACCACTCGCCCCAGGCGTCGTACTCGCCGTGGGTGCGCACTCGGACCCTAATCGAGCCCGCCGTGGCCTGTGACGCCGCCGGGCGCACGAGCGTCGTCTTCGCGCCAGCGACGTCGGTCGTGGTGGTCGCGCCCGCCTGGTCGGTGACCTCCACCTGCGCCTTGGCCTGCGCCGTCGCGTCGGGGTGGTTGGGCGCCCACGCGATGGTGAGCGCGGTGCCCGTGGCCACGACGTCCGGCACGCTCACGAGGGGCGCGAGCGGGGCGCACAGCGTGGCGACGTCGTTTGACTCCGCCCACGCGCCGTACAGCGTCACGGGCGACGAGCCGCCGGAGGACTTGAGCGCGCGCACGCGGAAGCGCACGGTTCCCTTTGGCGGGTCCGCGCACACCCAGTCCCCGTCAAACACGGCGTCCGCCCACGTGGCCCCGCCGTCGGTCGAGGCCTGGAACTCCCAGGAGTCCACGTAGGCCGGGGCGCCCGCGGCCCTGAGCCCGACGGTGGTGGCCGTGGGCTTGTACGCCTCGAGCAGGGCGCACGCGATTGGCGTGGTGTAGAGCGTCAGCGTGTCGGTGGCCTGCGAGGTGCCGCCGGGGCCGTAGCTGTAGAGGCGGTAGTCGTAGCGGTGGCCCGCCTCGGTCGAGTTGTCGCTGTAGTTGGTGGCCGCCCAGCCCAGCGTGGCGAGGTTGGAGGGCGTGGCGCCGTCCCTGCCACGGTCCACGTAGACGCCCGACCACGGGTAGCCGCCGTCCATGCCCGTGTAGTCGCCCGCCCACGTGAGGGACTGCGACGTGTCGCTCGAGCGCTTCGCGGCGAAGCTGGCTGGCCTGCGCGGCTGGTACCACGTGCGGTGGGAGATGCGGACGGTGCAGTAGGCGCGGCTGGTGCCGTCGTGGTAGCCGCCCGCGAGCCGGACGCCCGCGCCACACCGCACGTCGCGGTCGCTGCCGGTCTTCGGGACGGTGAAGTCTCGCGTGTACATGGAGATGGTGCGGGTCTCGCCCTTCGAGGCGTAGACGCCGCCCGTGCCGACGTAGGGCGTGTCCGAGCCGTCGCAGTCGCAGAAGGCCGAGACGCCGTTCGAGACGTTGTAACCCCACGCCACTGACTGCCAGACGGCCTCCACGCGGATGGTCGCGGTGGTGTCGGTCTCGGAGGTGACCCACGCGTTGATTCCGGCGCGCCATCGCTCTACCTGGTTTCCCCATGCGCTAGACATTGGCCCTCCTATGCGTAGACCCTGGACTGACGCGAGGCGCGGCTCACGAGGAGCTTGACGGCCTCGATGACCTGTCGGTCGTCCGTCGCCTGCGCGTTGATGTAGTACGTGTCGCCGCCGCGGTTGGTCACGGGCTCGACCACGCCACGAAGCGAATCGACCCACGACGGCTGCGAGACCGACAGCGGCTGCACGGCCGCGACCGCGAACGACGCCTCCACGGGCCTGAGCGCCGCGCCGATGGCTTCCGAGACGCCGCCGGCCGCCTTGACCGCACCCTCGCCGAACCCCTCCATGGCGGCGCCGCCCGAGTAGGTGGTGTAGCCGTGGCCCGAGAACGGGCCCCACTTGGCCGGAGAGAACGGGAAGAGGCCTCGGATATGCGAGAGGGCGCCGGAGATCTTGTCGCCGACCCAGCCGACCGCGCCCATGACGCCGTCGGCAAAGCCCTTGAGCAAGGCCTTGCCCGAGCCGACGAGCCACGAGCCGGCCCCGGAGAAGATGGACGTTATCCGTCCCGGCAGCCCGCCCAGGAAGCCGAGCACCGCATCGATGCCGGAGGAGACGCCGCTCTTGATCCCGTCCCACGCGGCGCCGAGCAGCGACCCGAGCGAGGACCATGCGCCGGACCACACCCCGGCGATGACGGAGAGCACGCCCTCGATGACGCTCGCCACCGCGTTGATGGCGCCGGAGACGACGGAGCAGATGGTGTTCCACACGGCCTGGAGTATCGAGCCGATACCCGCCCACACCGCGCCCCAGTTGCCGTTGATCGCGGCGGTCACGGTCGCGATGACGGCCTGGACCACGGTCATGACCGACTCGATCACGGACGAGATGGCCGAGAACACGGCCAGGACGACCGAGGAGAGCACGGGCCACACGGCGTTCCATATCGCCTGGATGACCGGGAGGGACATGGTGATGGCGGTGACGATAGCCGCGAGCGCCGGCGCGACCGCCGTCAGGAGGTTGGCACCGAACTGCATGGCCTGGACGGCCATCTGGGCGACGACCGGCAGCGCCGCCGTGATCGCCTCCACGAGCGGGGCGGCGACCGCGGCTATGCTCCCCAGGATGCCGGGGAGCATAGCCAGCCCGCCCTGGACGATCTCGCCGATGGCGGGGCCGACCGCGGCGGCCAGCCCCTGGAGGTCCCCGGAGAGGTAGGAGAACGCCCCGCTCTGGGCGTCCACCATGTAGAGTGCGGACGCGAGGTTCGATATCGCCTGCTTCGCGGGCTCGACGAGCGAGACAATCCCGGAGAACGCCCCGTTGATCCCGGACTTTACCTGGTTTATCACGCCGACGATGTTCTCGGCCCCGATGGCCTTGATGACGTTCGCGACGCCCTTGGTCACGGAGTTCTTCATGTTCGAGAACGAGGTGGCGATGCCGCCCACCGCGTCCTGGGCCTGGGCGGAGAAGCTCGTGATGCCGTCCCCGCCGTTCTGGTCGAGGTCGACCATCGCGTCGGCGAAGTCGGAGACCGAGACCCTGCCGTCCTTCATGGCCTGGTAGAGGTCAGACGCGCTCGCCGACTGCCCGAGCATGTGCTTGGCGCACTGGTCCAGCTGGCCGGGCATGGCCTGCTGGATGCTCATCCAGGTGTCCATCTCCATCTTGCCGGTGGAGACCGCCTTGGTCAGCTGCGTCATGGCGTTCTGCTGGACGTCCTCGGAGGCCGCGCCCGCGAGTATCGCGTCGTTGAAGGCGAGGTAGCGGTCGGTGGCCTGGTCGATGGACCTGGAGGACGGGGCGAGCTGCTGCACGCCCGCGGCGGCCGCGTCGAGCCTGGTGGGCAAGGTCGAGAGCCTGTCCGAGAGCTTGTCGGTCGCCGCCGCGCTCTCTTCGGCGCCATAGCCGAGGTTGCTGAGCACCTTGGGGAAGTTGTTCAGCGTGTCCACGCGGGCCACGGCGGACGAGACGCTCGCCGAGATGGTCGAGATTACCTTGTTGGCGATGCCCTGGGCGACGGCGAAGATGGCAGCGGACTTGGCGGACAGGCCGCTCGCGATCTTGGACCCCATCGTGCCGCCCGACTGCGAGCCGGACGAGGAGAACAGGGACCTCACCGCCGAGAGGCCCGAGCCGATGCCGGACGCGATGCGCGCGCCCAGCCCGGCGAGCTTCCCCAGGACGCCCGTGCCGAACCCAGAGCCCGACAGCGCGCCCGAGGAGTTGAAGAGGGCCTTGACCGACGAGAGGCCGCTGGAGAGCAGCGACGAGAGCTTGCCGCCCACGCCGGACAGCTTGCCCGCCACGCCGGAGCCGAAGCCCGTTCCGGACGTGGCGCCCGAGGACGAGAACGCCGACTTCACGCCGGACAGGCCGCCGGAGAAGATTGACGAGAGCTTGCCGCCGATGCCCGAGAGCCGGGCGCTCAGGCTCGAGCCGAAGCTTGAGGCGGCCTTGGCGCCGCCCGCGGACGCCGGCGCGGCGGCGGCGTCAGACAGGCTCTTGCCCGCCCTGGCTCCCGCCCTCCGCCCGGCGGCGTCGGCGGCGGAGACCAGGCCCTCGGCTATCTTGCCTTGGCTTCCGCTCATCTCCGGGATGATCTGGACCCATGCGCGGGCCACAACGTTACCGGCCATCGCTCACCCACCAATCGTCGAACTCTGAGGCTGGTATCGCGCCGCTGCCCACGCGCCTGCCGCTGTCGGCCGCCTTCCACGGGCGCGGGTACGGCTTCGGCGGCTTCGGCTTCGGCCCCTTGCCGCGGTTGGCGGTGGCGTAGCCCGTGGCGAACGAGGCGATCGCGTCGTAGATGTCGGCGAGAACCGCCGTCTGCCCCCACGGCTGCCACCACGCCGCGCCGTCGGGGTTCTGCTCGGCGTAGAGCGCCGAGTCCGGGCCGAGGTGCGTGACGAAGCTGCGCAGCGCGGTCCATGGGACGCGTACGGGCACGTCCGAGAGGGTCGCGCCCGCACGCGTCATGAGGTCGTACTCGAGCGCCCCGCCATGCTCATCGACTAGTTGGCAGAGCCCGCGGATTCCCCCAGCGTGATGCCCGAGGCGGTGAACCACGCCTCGACCACCTCGGTGAACTGCTCGAGCGTGAGCGAGTCCATGAGGCCGGGGCACCACTTCTCGACGAGGTCGCCCACGGCATCCAGCACCTCGGCGTTCGAGCTGTCGCCGACGTCCATGAGCCTGCGCGCCACGCGGACGGGCAGCGAGCCGATGGAGGGCAGGCGGTGGAGCTCGTCGGACCCGGCGAGCTTGAAACAGAACTCCCTAGACGGGGCGTCGATGACGCTGAAGTCGCTTCGCTTGGCCATGCGCCTACTCCTTGCCCTTGACCGCGGAGACCTGGCCGTCGTCGGTGAGGATGTACAGGGCGTTGCCGTGCTCGTCGTTGTAACAGGACAGCGTCACGGCGAGGCCGATGGGGTCGGTCGCGTTGAAGGTGATGTCGTCGAGCGCCGTCACCTGGCCGCACGGCACGAGGGCGAGGACGCGCGCGGCGCCGTCCTTCATCTTGAACACCCACGCCTTGCGCCCGGGGAGGTGGGCGCCGATGGCGGCCTTGAGCTGGTTGCCGTGGGCGGCGGTGGCGGCGACGGCGGTCACGTAGTCGTCGCCGAACGCCATCTTGAAGCTCTGCTCGTCGATCTGGATCATCGTCCAGGAGACCTCGACCGTGGAGGACTCGAGGACGCGCCGGACGAGGCCGCCACTCCAGTCGGTGATGTCGTTGGTGCTGTTGTCGGTCGTGATGGTGAGGCCGTCGCTGTTAGCGTAGCCCGCGTCCTTGAAGGCGGCCTCGAGCGTCACCGCCGCGGGCGTGACGTTCTCGAGTTCCGGCATCTTGGTGCCCACCGGGGCGCACAAGATGGCGCCCGTCGTGAGTTGGTCTGGGGTGCCTACGAGCACCTTGCTGGCGTCTACTGGCATTGGCTCTCCTTAGATCGTTGCGCGGCACGTGAGCGCCGCCGTGAGTTGCGCCCTCGGGATGGAAGGCTGGTTCGGGTCTGGTGCGGCGTAGGGCAGGGACGTGAGCTCCGCCGTCCGCCACTGGGTTGACGCGCCCGGTGCGTCCGGGAGCCTCGCGACGGCCCCGGCGACGCGGTTCGCCGCCGCGGTCGCCTCGGCCCACGTGCGAGCCCAGACGCAGACGGTCACGTAGTGGGCGTCCATAACGGGGTTCAGCCTCGTGCCGCCCGTCCTCTCGACCATGGCGCACGGCAGGGACTCGCCGAGCGACTCGGGTACGGGAGGGGCGAACACGGGCAGCGCGTCCGTCGAGAGGTCAGACCGGAGCAGGGCCTCGACGTCCTGCGGCTCTAGCGGTTGCGTCTGTATGGGGGACCACCCACCTTCGGCCAGATGTCGCTCATCCAACGTTCGTGCGTCAGGTTCCGGACGCGCTCGGGCCTGGGGAGGGGCTTTCGCGCCCTCACGAGCACGCGCGGTCGGCCGTCCCAGGCCGACGACTGCCTGACCTCGTAGGGGATTCCCTCGATGTCCTCGCAGCGGGCCTTGGACTTGGCGGCGATCGAGTTGAGCAGGGCCGCGACGCCCCCGCTCTTGAGCACGCCCATGAAGCCCTCGGACACGAACTCGATGCGGACCCTCGACGCCATACCTAGCCCTCCTCTCGGGACAGCTGCGCGCGGACGTGCGAGAGCGCGCCCGTGGGAGACGCCACGGCCATCGGCATGCCGACGACGCGGAAGCGCCCGAGCGAGCACGTCACGCGGTCGTGGGCCCTGAGGTCGGCGCCGGGGGGCGCGTAGAGCGTGGCCGATAGCGAGACGCCGGGGCGGGGCTCTGACGAGTCCCCCGAGGTCTGCGACAGCTGCACGGAGCATCCGGCCACCTCGTGCGACGACGCGCTCGACCAGTCGCGCTCGTATGTCCCGCGCATGGCCGCGAGCGGGGCGCGGGACACGGTGACCACCTCGCGGCAGAACGACGGCAGCATCACGACCACGCCCCGTCGATGACGTAGGGCGCGAGCATGGCGAGGTCGCTGTCCAGCAGGCGCACGCCCCCGCTCACGCCGCTCGCGGTCGTGTTGTACGTGACGGACACGTCCCCCGCCTGCTCGGCGCGCACGCCGGCGGGCGCCGCCAGGGCGTTGGCCGCCATCTGCGCCGCCACGGCGGCGAGGTCGGGTGCCATCGCTGCGGGGATGCCGCTCCTGTAGGAGACGACCACCGAGCCGAAGCCACGTGGCCACTCCCTCCAGCACAGCCGCCGGATCATGCCGTTGCGCGACGCCTCGAACTGCCACTCCCCGAGTTCCTCGCCGCACTCCGTGACTGACGTCACCGAGTGGAGCATGAGGGTCCTGAGGGGGAGGGTGCGTCCCGGCCCCTGCGTGGCCTCGACCACGTCCAGGACCGGTGACACGTGCCATCCGCAGGCGTTGCGCACGGCCGCCGAGACGGCGTCGAGCACGGAGGCGACGCCCACGGTGTCGGCGCCGAACCTGCCTCCGCTGAGCGCGGACAGCTCCCCGGGCGAGATGATGGGCGGGAGCTCGTCCGCGTCAACGTCATAGCCCCATGGGGTCATCACCATCGGGCGTCACCTCCGATCGCCTACTTGCCGGTAGCCTGCGCCTTGGGCGCGGACAGGTCGACCTTGCAGAACGCGGCCGGGTAGCGAACGGCGAGCGCGAGTCGCTCCTCGATTCGGATGCTCACGCGGTTGTTCTCGAAGTCGTCCTTGTTCTGGTTGGCGATCTCGACGGTCATGCCCTTGCGGGAGATGACGGAGCCGCCGAGCTTGAACGCGCCCACGAGGGCGGTGCCGGCGGGGATCGCGGAGGTCACGACCGTGGGGACGCCCCACAGCGGGGGCTTGTCCATGGTCGCGCCGTTGCCGTACTGGCCGGAGAAGAAGCCGCCGCCGAAGTACTGGCCGTTGGAGTCCTTGGTGAGTCGCAGCGCCTGGTAGTCCGCCGGGTTGATGACGATGCCGTCGGCGGTGAAGCCGGAGCTGGTCTCCACGTCCGTCATGGCGCGGAACAGGGCGTCGGCGGCGTTCTTCTCTCCCGTGGCGAGCTGCTCCGTGAGGATGCCGTCGCGGTTGAGCACGCCCTTGATGTTGTTGCCCTTGCCGTCGCCGGTGAGGAGCGCGTTCTCCTTGGTGAGGCCGTGCATGTAGATGCCGCGGTTGTTGATGGAGCTCGCGAGCCAGGGCAGGTCGTCGAGCAGCTCGTCGGACTCGTGGTAGACGGCGGCGAGCTTCTTGACCGGTTCGGTGACGGGGGCGGCGTCGCCGAACGTGACGCCTGGCTTGGCACCGTTCTCGGCGACGAACGCCGGGGCGCCCTCGACCGTGGCGCTCTCCACGAAGTAGGTGATCGCGGAGCGGGTCGTGGTCTCCTGCGCGAAGAGGTCGGCGACCGTCAGGCGGCGGCGCGGGCCCTCGTACAGGCGCTCCTCGACGTCGGCGAGCGCGGAGTCGACGGCGGCGGGCTTGGCCATGGGGTCGCCGGCGGCCTTCTCGCCGAACGTGCCGTAGGAGACGGCGCTCTTCTCGGGCCTGCCGACGGACTTGACGCGCTGGGCGACGAAGTCGCCGAGGGTGCGGGCCGCCTTCTGCTGGGTCTGCTCGCCCTCTGCGTTGGCGGATCCGATCCCCTTGAGCGCGGCGGAGAACTTCTCCGCCTGCTCGATGGCGGACTTGACCTCCTCGATCTCGGCGACGAGCGCCGCGCCCTTCTCCATCGCGTCGGCGTCGCCTCGCTCGATGGCGGGCTTCAGGTCCTCCGCCTGCTTCTTGAGCTCGGCGAGCTTTTGCTTGAGGTTCATGCGGTTTCCCTTCTAGAGGATTGCCTGGTTGAGTCTTGCTATGAGGTCGCGCGACTTGGCCTGGCCGTTGGCCGTGCCCGGCTCCTCCGGCCCGCCCTCGTCGGCGTCGTCTCCGTTGTCGTTGTCGTCGTTGGCCGCGATGGCCCTGAGGTCGTCGCGGATGTCGTTGAGCACGGCCAGGACGTCGCCGAGGGTGGTGGCGTCGCCCTGCGCCTCGTCGCCCTTGCGGGCCTTGGACTCGACGATCTCGGCGTGGCCGTTGGCCGGCACGAGAACCACGGAGACCTCGAAGAGGTCGAGCCTCCGCAGCTCGTTCGCCTTCGTGCCGTCCTCGAGCTCCACGGGGGCCTCGTCCAGGACGTCGTAGGCGAAGCTCATCTTGGAGAGCCTGCCCTCCGCCAGGAGCTGGCGCACGCGCTGGGCCTTGGGCGAGCCGTCGAACGCGGCCGTGGTCCTGAGCCCGCGCTCGTCCTCGACGAGCTCGGCGGTGCCGATGTTGTAGTCGGGGTCGTTCATGTTGTGGCCGTAGAGCACGGGCACGGGTCGGCCAGAGTCCGCCCACGCCTTGAGCGTCTCGGCGAAGGCCCCCTTGGCGATGACGTCGCCGACGCTGTCCGGCTCGCGGTCGAACGTGGCGGCGTAGCCCACGAAGCCGCCGTTGCCGCCCTCGTCGGTCGCCCTAGCCGTGAAGTCCTTGAACCTCATTGGCCCTCCTGTTCGGTTGTGTGGTTTGATGCCGTGGCATGAGAAGGGCCGCCCTCTCGGACGGCCCAATCGGTCGCTTCTTTAATCTTTGCTAATCGTATGGGATGACTTCCGGCTCCTCGTCGAAGGAGTCGAAGAACGTGATCCTGGCGTGAGGGATGCCGCCCCTGTCCTCCCATGTGACGGTGACGTCGCGGAACTTGTCGAGCGGCGTCGAGCCGTCAGGGGCGGCGTGCCGGTCTGCCTCGGCGAGCCACAGCGGCTCGAACTCGCCGCGCTCGGACTCGTCGATTACCCACCCGTACATGTCGTAGACCTTATAGCCGCCGATGTCACTAGCGTAGGCGTCGATCTCGTCGAAGTAGAAGTACTTACCGCGCGGGTTCAGGTGCTCGTTGAGGAGGTTCACGGCGCCGACGACGTAGTCGGACCACCCGCCGACCGCGTCAGCTTCGCGTCTGATTCCAAATACGCTCATAGATTCCTCCCCTTCCTTCATCACGCCTGAACATAGTCACTCGGTATCCTCCGTCAAGGTTCACGACGGCGAAGATATCGCCTTTGAGAAATATCGCGCACTCTTCAGGAGATTGCCCGTTTACATAGTTTGAGTATACGACATGGTCGTAGTTGTCCATGACTTCCGAGAAGATGTCCTCGTACCTCTGTCGGTCGTCGGCGGAACGGATGTCGAGGCCGAACTCCGCCGCATGCTCGCGCAGGTGCTTCGCAGTCGCCTGGGTGCTGAACCAATCCTTAACATCGTAGGACCTTGGCGGCTTCCTGTGGGCTTGGCTGAACTCGTAGACCCCATCGATGACGGTGAGCTCGAGCTCGCAGTGGCAGTTCGCCACCTCGTCGGCGGGCAGCGCGCCGGTGTCGCCCGGCCACAGGGCTCCGTTGGAGAATCGCTCGTCGATGGCCACGGTCTCGCCGGAGAGCCGCTCGTGGGTTGCGCGGGGATTCTTGCTCGGGTGGTGCACCCACGTCTTCAGCGTGCCAGACGGGGCGCACTGCCTGCCGGCCTCCATGACTCCCCACGACGCGACCTGCGTGGAGATGGTTTGCGACTGCTGCGACGCGCGGTAGCCCGCGGCGAGGTCGAACACGCCCGAGGGCGTCGCGCCCTGGCTTGACGGGTCCACGTCGCCCGACCGTGCGGCCATGAGGGCGGCAAGCGTCTTGGCGTTGATGGCCGAGGCGCGCGACTCGGCCCAGGCCCGCAGGTAGTTGCGCGTGCGGGCCACGTCGTACTCCGACGGGTCGATGCCGAGCTGCGAGAGCGCGTTCCTGGCGGCGCGGGCGGACCCGGCGAGCACGGCGGCCATGAGGTCGTCCGCGAGCTCGCGGTCCCAGCGGTCGGCGTCCCACCATGACGGGGTGCCGTCAGCCTTCGCCCCCGACTTGGCGCCCATGGCGGAGAGCACCGACTTCCGCTGGCGCTCGTAGAACGCGACGAGGGCCGCGTGGTAGGCGTCGACCTCGTCCTCGGTGGGAGGCTGGTAGGCCTTGCGCCCGCGCGGGGCGGCCTTGGCGCGCGCCGCCGTCGACTTGCAGGCGGCGCACCCGCAGCCCTCCGCGTGCGCCGTGGCGCGCGGGACCGCCTTGGGGGCGGTGTCCGTCGGGCTGGCGAGGCCGCCGACGAGGACGTTGAGCGGCGTGATGAGCTCGCCGTCCGGCTCGCGCGGCAGGTTCATGCGTGCGCGCGCCTCCTGGCGGGTCATGTAGGGGCCGCCGACGGCGGTCTGGATGCTCGCGGCCTGCTCCTCGAAGGAGCCGTTGAGCTTGGCCATGAGGTCGAACTCGACGTACTCCGTGGCGGGAGCCCCCACCATGTGCGCGAGGTCCTTGTTGATGCGCTGCTGGATCATGGAGAGCAGCGGCGCGAGGGTGTCGGCGTACAGGGCGCGGGCGTTGTCCTTGGCGCTCGCGTAGGTCTGCCCGTCGCCGGGCCAGATGATGGCCGGGTTGACGTGGAACGCCGCGGCGCAGTCCTCGCGGGAGAGCTTGACCCCGCTCGCCCAGTCTCCCTCGTGGGCGTTGAACGCGACGGGCTCGTACCTCATGCCGTCCTCGAGGACGGGGGTGCCGCCGCTGTGCGCGCCGCCGCGCCCCCAGTTCTCGCGGATGTCCGACTTGAAGCGGTCGGCGGCGGCCTGGCTCCAGGGCGTGTCCTTGGGACGAGAGACGTAGCCGGAGATGCGGGTGGCGTTGTTCCACACCGAGCGTCGGAACGCCTGAGCCTCGACCTGCTCGGCGAGCGTGTGGCGGAGCGACTCGATGGGCGACAGCGAGCGCGCCGGGTGGCCGGGGCGGTAGCGCGTGAACAGCACGCAGTCCGACAGCGGCACCTCCGTGACGCCGCCCGAGAGGTCCGGGTCGGCGAGGCGGATGCTCTCGTAGGAGAAGCCGTCTGAGCCTCGCCAGTTCGTCACCCAGCGGGCGGGTATGAGGCGCACCTGCCATCCGGACCGGCTCTCGGCGTCGCGGCCCACGTACCAGATCGCGCGGCCGTAGAGCGAGTACTCGGCCACCGTGGCGTACACGAGGTCGTAGCGCGTCATGGTGGGGTTCGGGTCGGCGAGCAGCAGCGGCAGCGTGCCGGACGTGTCCCTCTCGCGGTCCGCGTCCCCGTTGCGCTCGTAGCACTTGAGGGGGAGCTGCGCCACGTTCTGGGCGATGAAGTCGATGACGGTCTGGAGGTGGGGCTGTTCGGCGAACAGCTCGTCCGCCCCCTTTCCGTCGACGCCCGCCACGACGTCGGACGCGTAGATGACGCGCTCGACGCCCTGGGGGCGGAGCCTGTCGATAAGCGAGCTGATAAGGGCCACGCGGCCTCCAATCATACGAACAGGACGCCGTGCCCGTCCTCGTAGGACGAGCGGACGGGCGTCTCCTCGGGCGTCATGGCGCAGCCGAGCGCCAGCGCGCACGCCATGAGCGGCGCGCAGTTCTCCGGGCTGCGGGTGCGGTCGAAGACCCACGCGGCGTCCCCGAGCGGCTTCGTCGCCGCCGTGGCGGCCGCGAGGTCGAGGATGGGCTGCGGGCGGTGCATCACCGGCACGGCGTCGCTGTCCGAGTCCTCCAGACACGCGGCCACGGAGTCCCACAGCCTGCCGCAGCAGCCGGGCAGCGCGGCGCCCGACACCTCGACGACGTCCAGGCCCTCGATGGCCTTGAAGTCGTCGGCGAAGAAGGACGCCGGGGAGCCTCGGCCCTGTATCGCGAGCGTCATCGGGCGCTCTTCGGTGCCGTACCTCCCCACTCGCTCGGCCACCCACTGGACGGCCCACTTGGTTCCGGTTCGATGCGCGATGACCTCGACGTGCCACCTGCCGTCCTCGCGCATGCCGGCGACGGCGATGCTCGAGCAGCGGCGGTCGGCGGAGACGTCGAAGGCGAACGTGAGGGGCGCGTCCGGGGAGATCTCGCTCGAGGCGTCGATGCCCGCCTCCCACGCCCCTTCGGGGAACGGCTGCTCGCGCACCGTCTCGACCCATTGGCAGAGGTCCTCCGTGCGGAAGTCCGCCTCCTTGTCGGTGGCGCAGTCGGACGCGATGACGCGCTCCGTGACGGTGCCGTAGCCGAGCGACGGGTTGGCCTCGCACCATCCGGCGCGATCCCACTTGTCGCGGTCCGGCTCGGCGCTCCACTCGAAGATGCCGAGGGTGTCAGGCCCGTCCGCGTCGGCCGCGTCGACGTCGCCGATGGACTCCTCCACGGCCTTGCACCACCCGTCCGGGTCGCCGAGCGCGCGGTGCGCCAGGAACCTGAGGCGGCGCAGCACGACGCTGTAGGCGTCCCCGGCGTTGCTCATGCAGACCACGAGGGCGTCGGGGCGGGCGTTGGTCGTCTTTGTGATGGCGCTCCACGCGTCGAACGTCATGTGCTCGCGCAGCTCGTCCAGGACCGTGAGGTCGCAGGACTTGCCGCGGGCGGCCTTGCGCGTCGCGGCGGCTATCTTGTACCGCTCGCCGGTCGCGAGGCGGATCTCCTTGCGCCCGTTTACGCGAGAGACCTTGTCCAGCGCCTCGGCGAGGTCGGGCGTCTCCTCGATGAGCGAGCACGCGCGGTCCCAGCTCTCCTCGGCGGTGTCGAGGTCCTGGGCGGTGCCGAGCACGAGCTGCATGCCGAACACGTACATGCCCCACAGCACGAGGATCGCGACGAGCGTGGTCTTGCCGTTCTGGCGGGCCACGAGGAGCACGATCGTGCGGAACCGGAACAGGGAGCGCTCGCCGCGCTCGAGGGCGTGGATGTAGAACCACCTCTGCCAGGGGAACAGCTCGACGCCGAGGACCGTCTCGGCGAACTCGATGACCGAGAAGCCCCACGACGTCTCCGGGGTGAGCTCGCGCAGCGGCGGCGTGTAGACGCGGGGTGTCTCGTTCCCGACGAGGGGCACGCTAGACCGCCTTCAGCATGTGCGCCGAGCGGCGCAGCGATGCCACCGCGCTCGTCTGGCCCCGCGCCTGCGGCTGGTCCCCGGGCACGAGGCCGAGGGCCTTGCAGTAGTTCAAGAACGTCGCGGGCGTGACGTTGTCGGCCTTGCCGCTCGGCAGCTCGGGCCAGCCCGGCGAGTCGAGCACCCTCGCGAGCTTTCGCGCCGCCGCGATCGCCGCGGCGTGCGTCTCCGGGTCCAACCTGCCGCTTTTCTCGGCGGCGCGCACGGAGGCGCTGAATGCGGTCTCGACCTTGCGGTATGACGTCATCCGCGTCCTCCTCGGCTCGTCTCGGCCCATCTATGGTTCGCGCGCGACCCCCTTACCAACGCGGGGAGAGAAAGAGTACAGGCGCGGCGGACTCTTGGTTGATAAGGGGCAGGAGATTTTGACTCCCCTACCCCCGGTGCCTACCAGCTGCGGGACGGACGCCCGACGGGCACCATCTCGCGGTTGCCCCTCGCGCGGTTGCACGAGCAGTGCGCGGGCATGATGTTCGACGGCTCGAACGCCAGCTGCGGGTAGTTCTTGACGTCGCGCATGTGGTCGGGCTCCCACGAGTCCGGCGTGCCGGGGCGTGCGCGATAGTCGATGGGCTGGTGGCATATCCAGCACGGCGCGTTGGCCGCGCGGTCGCGACGGTACAGCTCGGCCCTCAGCTTGCGCCATCGCGTGGTCTTCCTGGGGTCGCTCACCGCATCGGGCTTCCGTGGTTCTCGAAGCACCAACGCATCGCGCGGTAGCGCCGGGCGTCGCGGGCGGTTGCCCCGACGCGGGCGACGGGGCACGGGCGGCGGCGCGTCTCTGGCGCGTCGTGTCCGAGGGCCCTGAGCATCGCTCGGCTCATCGCCGTGTCGTACCTAAGAGCCGCATCGAGCATCGCCTGACGTGTGACCATCGCGCCCCCATGGTGAGTAGGTATGAAAAAGGCCCGGCACCCGATGGATGCCGAGCCTGCGACTGCGTGACATTGGTTAGTTTCCACGCTGACCCGCGACGCTTCGCGATCATAGGTATATCACGCGACAACCCTGTCAGACCTGTTCAGAGTCTGTCACAACCTGTCAGACCTGTTCACAACCTGTCAGACCTGTTCAGAGTCCGCCACCGGCGAAGACGCATCGCGCCTCGCCTCCATGTCCGCGCGGATGAGGTCGCGTATGTAGGCCTGGGCGTTGCCCTGGTCCTTGGCCCACTCGTAGAGATCTGCCGTGTCGGGGTAGAACCTCACGCTGATCTGCTTCACGTTCTTCCTGCGGTACTCGGCCTGCGCCCTGCGCATCGCCTCGCTGTACGCCATTACTTCCTCCTCCACATGCGAAACGCCACCAGTGCCACCACGAACGCGGTAATGAAAGTTGCGACCATTCCGGCCTCCTTCTAGAATCGAAGCCAGGCAGGGCGCCCGAGCCACCGGGCGCCCCTCGTGCCTATGACCTCCTCTCTCCGTCTCCCCGGCGCCTGGAGGTCTTCTCTTCTAGACGCTCCCAGACGACGTCCACGACCTTGGCGAGTATCACGCCGAACGTCGTGGCTATCAGCTGATTGATCAGGTCATCCAACGTTCCTCCTCTCCCTCAGCTGACACCTATAGTATATAGCACCCCGCTATAGTATGCAAGCACATTCCTATATATTTACGCAGGATAATGGCCACGGATGCCAGCGCACCCGTGGCCATGTCCCTCACCCCTCCGCGACGCCCACGCCGGCGATGGCACGGGAGATGCCGTAGGCCTGGGCCGCGTCTATGCCCACGTCGGCCATCCGGCGGCAGGTCGACTCTGACACGCCGCACGAGGACGCCGCCACGTGCCAGCTCTCGGCCTTGCAGAAGCGCCAGAAGAGCGCGTCGGCGGCCACGGGCCCGACGAGCGCGGCGACGCCGCCCGGCTCCTGGTCGCGCCCGTAGATCACGTCGCGCGCGGCTGCCACGAGCGCCTCGGCCTCGGCGATCCTGCGCTCGTAGACCGACTCGAGGTCGATGCGGGCGTCGACCCTCGCCATGCCGGTAACGTCCCGAGCGCCGCCGTGGCCGCCGAAGAGGGACGCCGGGCGGATGCCCTCCCCCGCCTTCATCGCCTTGATCTGCCGCTGCGCCCGCTCGCCCTCGAGCACGGCGTCTCGCACCGCTTCGAAGAAGTCGCGGGCGCTCAGGAAGTCACGCGTCGTCAGGTAGTCGCGCTCAGCCATGCGATGCCTCCGGTCTCGTCTCGTTTCCCCTGTTTTCAAGCACTCTCAAAGAATTAGGTGTTCTTTGCTGGGCGGCCCCGCTTTCGCGCCGCCACCTGCGCCTACCGCCCATCGCGGCCACACCCGCGTGGCTCACCCGTGGCACACCCGCCGACGCCCTCCCTGACGCCCGACCACGCCTCCGCCGCAGCCCTGTCCGCGCCCTCGAGCGCGTGGGCGTAGAGCCTGAGCGTCGTGGCCACGTCCGCGTGCCCCAGGCGCTGCCTGATCGTCTCCACCGGCACGCCGGAGTAGAGCAGCATCGTCGCGTGGGTGTGGCGCAGGGTGTGCATGGTGGTCCCGGCGGGCAGCCCGAGCGACCTCGCGAGCCTGGAGAAGGCGGCGCTCTGGGCGCTCGGGCGCATCCATGAGCCGTCGCGCGTGACGAGCGGCGCGTCCTCGGGCAGCCCGCCCAGCTCCTCGGCCTCGCGGGCCATGAGCCAGGCGAGCCGCTCCTCGCACTCCGGGTCGATCGCGACGTTGCGGCAGCCCGCCGAGCTCTTGGCCATGGGCTTGCGCTCGAGCCTTGGCCGCTCCGTCATGGTCGCGTGGACGTTGAGCTCGTGGGTCAGGCGGCGCAGCGACGAGCGGGCCAGGGCGCAGACCTCGCCGTCGCGCATGCCCGTCGAGAGCGCGACGTAGGCCGCCGCGGCGCATGCCCTCTCGTCAGCGCCGCCCCTGGCCATGGCCTCGGCGAGCGCGGCCGACAGCGCCGAGAACGACCCCTCGCCCATCGAGCGGGCCGACCCCATCGGGCGGCGCGGCTTGGTCACGCTCGGCATCGGGTCTCGCGAGACCAGGCCCTCGCGGCTCCACTGCTCGTAGGCCCCGGAGAGGAGCGAGTGCATCTTGAGCACGGTCGAGGGGCCGACGGGCCTCGCGCCGGACCGCCCAGCCATGAGCATGCGGTAGGCGGTCGAGACCTCCCACGCCTCCAGCTCGCCCACCGGGACCGAGCCGATGGTGGGCGCGACCTGGTGGCGGATGGTCGAGCGGTAGGTCTCGACGGTCTGCGCGGCCCGGCCGTAGGCGGCGAGGCCGTCCACGTACTCGGCGAGCATCTCGTCGAGCCTGCGCCCGGCCGCGGTGCCGGGCGCCAAGCCCTCGGCCCAGGCGCGGGCGTACTCGAGCGCCTCCTCCTCGGAGGACGCCTCCGGCAGGCGCCTGTACGGCCGAAGGGCGCGGCCCGTCACCGGGTCGCGCCCCATGTACGCCCTCGCCTCCCACACGCCGCCGCGCCCCCGCCTCACGGAGAAGGCGGGCACCTCGCGGCCCCGCGCCCTCACGGGCGCACCAGCTTGCGCACCAGCCCGACCACTAGGACGGTGAGGGCGATCTGCCCGACCGCCACGGCGAGCTCGAGCATGCCGAGCGCCAAGATGATGTACATCGACAGGCTAATCACGGTTCCAGTCTCCCCTGCTCGTTGCGCTTGTGGCACCCCTCCATGAACCCGGTGAAGTCCGTGACCCCGTAGGCGGCGAGCAGGTTGCACGTCGCCTGGATCACGTCCGCGCACTCGCCCATCAGGCAGCCGGCGCTGAACCCGTCGCGCTTCTCGTCTGGGTCCAGGTCATCCCACAGCTGCCACGCGCCGAAGACCTCGGCGGCCTCCTCCAACACCTTCAGGGCCTGCGCCTTGTCCGGCCTGACGTCGGCAAAGGTCTGGACGGTGCCTAACTTAACTGCCATCGCTGAACACCTCCATCGGCCTAGTCATTACTCGTGATCTTCACGCCTGGCAGCTCCTGCGGAAGGAAGTTGAGCTCGTAGTTGAACCTATCGACATCGGACGTGTTCAGTTGCTCGACCGTGTACATCGTCCACTCGTTGAGGTACACGAGGTGCTTCTGATAGCTGCCGTCCGGCAACTCGCACACGACCTCAAGTTCGTTGTCCGCGTCGTTGTGGAGCGCGAAACAGCCGGTCATCTGCATGAGCACCTTGTCAGAGCGCATGTTGAAGACCGTGAGCCTTCTCGCTACGTTGAAGTTGTCCGCGTCCTGCTTGATGTTGTAGCTAACGCGGTCGCTTTCTGTGCATCCCGCGAGCGCGACCGACGCGGCAACCGCGAGGGCGGCGACAACGGCAATTGCGGGAATAGCCTTACGACGGATAGCGTTTGTCATACCTAGCATCAGTTCTCCTTTGGATTCGGCTCGTTGTCGATGCCGTTTGCCTTCTCGTAGCTGAAACATCCAGCCGCCACGCTTAACGGGTTTTGCGGCAAGTCGAAGCGCTCGACGCGGATGCCCAGCTTTTCGCAGCGATGGACGCCCGGCATGTGCTCCCCATAGATCTCGCGGTAAAGGGCCGTCCGCCTCTCGTCAAGCTTGAAGTGGCGGCACCCTCCGCAGTGGTTGCGGTAGCCCGCGCTGTCATACGGCATCGTCCACCGCCTCATGACAATCGCTGAACACGTCCCTAGTCGTGCGCCATATCGAGTACGAACCCGTCAGCATCGACCAAAGAAGACAAAGCGTCGAATCGTCTCTAAGGCTCTCCGTGCCTCGCATTCCGCGATCGTACGCAAGCCGCAGCTTGCCGCCCCTGTCAGGGCAGTAGACCTGCACACCGAGCGGCAGGAGACGCCTGTCGTGCAGCTCGTCCGCAAGGTCGCGGGGACACACGAGCCAGTTCTCGTCGCCGAGAAACGTGAGGCCATGGCCGCTCTTGAAGTCCTCCATGCACGACTTAACCTCAACGAACACGAACTTTCCGTGTTCGAGCGCGCAGTTCCTTCCGCCGATTCCGGGCGAGAACGCCACGAAGTCGACCCTGTGACGGCTGTCGACCCAAACCTCCATCGCGACGAGAGTGAACTCCCTGCGCAGCTTCGCAGCCACTTTCCCGGAAAGCTCGGCCGTTACGTCGCCGCGCTTCTCTTCCCTACTCAGCATCGCTCCACCTCTCCGCAAGCTCCCTCATGTCGGTGATCTTGGCGCTCGCCGCCCCGAAGAAGGGTCGAATCTCGCCACGCTTGTGCAGGTCGCAGCGGTAGGCGCGGCACACCTCGGGCCTTGCCGCGTAGACGGCGCACTCCTTGCCGTCGGTGAGCCACGGGCACATAAGGTCGACCTCGCCGCGCGGCTCATGCGGCTTGATTCCGTGCTCGAGCACGTAAGGCTTTAGACGGCGCAGGTCGAAGACGCTGACCGGCACGAACCTCGAGCAGCACTCGCCGCAGCCGCGGCAGTCGCCCTCGTAGAGGTCCCTCACGCCGTGCGTCGCGCACAGCGCGGCGTGTGCCGCCCTCGCGGCTGCGCGGTCGTCACTCATCGCCCCTCACCTCCGCGCCTCTTCTGCGCTCTGCTGCCTCTTCAACCTCGATACTTAGCTCGACAGCCTTCGCGATGTTCTTCTCCCAAGCGTTGAGCTCGTCCATCGTCCTTCTGTACCCTCTTGCGACGGCCTCCTTGAACTGGAGGATGTGCAGGAGATGCGCCAGCTCCGGGTCGTCGCCTAAGCCGTGCTCCTCCGCACGTTCGTTCAGGTCGTACCAATCAGATAGGTTCATCTGCCGCTCACCACCTCAGCACCGCAGTTGGGGCAGCGCCTGACCGGAATTACCTCGGTGCAGTTCGTCGCAGCGTCTCGCCTGACGAAAGCTCCGCACCGGGAGCACGCGCGATGACTCGATCCCGGGATGCTTTTCATCTCGCACGTCGGGCGGTCAATAAGGTCGGCAAGCTTTTCGAGCGTCCTCTCGGCGCACCTGCGGTCTGCGGCTACGGTGAACGGGTTGCCGCCAGCCGCTATCTCGTCCTCCGCCACGCCCACCCAATAGGCGAGGTACATGGATAAGTCCCGCGTCCCATTGACATCCCGCGCGCACATGCGCAGCCGCTCCGCCACCTCGCGGCGCTCATCGCTAGTCATTCGCGTCCCTCTCCGCGAGCGCCTTGATGCGGCGCAGGATGTCGCGGGCGGTCGCCGCGTGGCAAGTCTTCTCGAGGTTGTCCGCCGGGCACGCGTGGCAGGGGATGTCCTGGCCGTGGCCAAAGTAGTAGCAGGCGCTGCGCTCGCGCAGCATGGACTCGATGTCCTCCTCAAGCCTCTCCCAGGTGTCGGTGGTGTCGGGGCGCTCGAGGTGGAGGAGTTCGGGCACCAAGACCACGCCGTCGGGCTGCTTGGCGAGCCACATAAAGCCTCCGCTGATCCCGGAGCGGACGAGGGCGATCTCCTTGACCTCGTGCTCGTAGCCCTCCCCGTCATAGAGCGTCCTCGTCATGATCGGCACGACGTTTCCGTCCGCGTCAACTGGCGCCGGGACGCCCTCGTACCATTTCTTTTCCTCCATCACCTAACTCCCCTCTCCTTCCGCTTCGCGGCGGACCTGAGGTGGCCCAGCCGCGTCACTATCGCGTCGTCCAGGCGCACCCGCTCCCACAGCTCCTTGCCCATCAGCGCCACCACTCCTCGAAGCCCTCGCACGCGCGGTGGCCGTAGCCCACCTGGTGCGTCCTCGCCCAGGCCACGGCCAGCTGCGGCGGGCACTCGACGCCCAGGTCCTCGACCATCTCGTCGCCGCAGACACCCACCGCGTCTAGGTACCTGTCCTCGCCCATGTGCCACCAGCGCGCGCACTGGCCGCAGCAGGGCACCTCGCATCCGCTCATCGCCTGATCCTCCTGTCGATTCCGCCGCAGACCAGCTGGTCGCAGCTGCCCGCCACCCTCGAGACCACGGCCCGCGCCGTGCCCTCGCTCACCTGCGCCAGGCGCTGGCCCCACTCGGGCAGCGTCAGGTTCGAGGTGAAGATCGTCGGCCTCATCGAGCGCCACCTCGCGTCGACGAGGCGGAAGACCTGCGAGGCGTCCCACTGCCCGGGCCTGCCCTGGCCCACGTCGTCCAGGACGAGCAGGTCGGCGAGCTCCCACGCGGCGAGCAGGGCGTCCGGGTCGGTCGCCGAGCCCCTGGCCATGGCGCCGTGGAGCCGCCCCAGCATGTCGGCCTCCGTCACGAAGGCGGCCGCGGCGTCGTCGTGCGCCGAGAGCCAGCCCAGCAGCCAAGCGCAGGCCTGCCGCGTCTTGCCGGTGCCCACGGTGCCGCTCACCCACACGCCGCGCGGCTCGGCGGCGCCCAGCAGGGCGTTTCGCGAGCAGTCGGGGGCCACGGAGCGGAAGGCCTCGGGCACGCCGGCCCTCGCCGCCGCCCGCGCGAGCCTCTCGGCCGCGGCGTCGGCGCCGGCCCTGGTCACGCCCGCCATCTCGAGCAGGCCGCTCGGGACCATGTCGCCGTGGCCGCGCTCGATCTCGGCGGCCACGATCTGGGCGGCCGTGCCGTGCGTGGGGCCGTAGGCCGGGAGGCGCGGCGAGCGCTGGGCGGCGCCGTCCATCGGCAGCCCCTTGGCCCTCGCGAAGCGGGCCATGGCGTCGCGCAGGGCCTCGCTAGCCATGGGCCACCACCCCGTCCGTGGCCGCGTAGGCCGAGAAGTCGGCCGCGGGCGCGGCCCTCCGCGGGGACGACCTCGCGCCCTCGCGCTGCCTGAGCTCGAGCGTCCGCGCCACCCAGGCGCGGGCCTTGGCCTGCCAGTTGACGATGGGCACGCCCGCCCCCGTCACCCAGCCCTGGGCGGCGAAGTGGTCGAGGAACTTGGCCGCCTCAGCCTCGGCCACCGAGGAGGGCAGCGGGGAGTTGGCCTGGAACCAGGCCGCGACCTCCGCCTCGTCCGGCTCCTCGAGCCCGCCAGCGCACGCGCCCGCGCGGTTTGTCTCTATCTCTTTACTCCTTCTCCTTCTCTTTCTGTCCCGAGGGTCGGGGGTAGGGTCTGGGGTAGGGTTGGCCGCACACCCTGCCGTAGGGTTGGCGGTAGGGTCGGGCGCACCCCCTGCCATAGGGTC